CTTTCGCACCATAGACATGTAAGGCTCTAACTATGTCACCAAACGATGTTGGGTCTCTCAGCACTTCTGTTGAAAGAATAGTGTTAGCAGTTGCAGTTGAAGACATGTGACCAGCCATACATTTACCAGCAGCATTAGATGTTGCAGCAATGTTGTTTGATTTATACATATCAAATCCACGTAATTTTCCACTCGACACTAATCCATTTCTAATAGAACCTTGTCCACCATTATAGTCGACAGATAGTAATTTAGAACTAGATTGTCCTAGTATTTCATAAAAGTCAGGACTTGCAACAAACCAACGTCCTTCTTCAGGTACGTTCTGTTCGTCTAATAGTCTTGCCATTCTACCCATTAGGTCTAAAGGGTCGTGTTCGCTAGAACCAAAACCAATATCTAAACCACCTGTTCCATCAAAAGTTCCAGCTGCTAAATCAACAGCACTATCAGAACCTAAAATGTGATTAGGTGATGCAGCTGAACAACCAGCAAACATAGTTGCTAATACAGCAGCGTCATATGAATCTTTCAATGCATAAGCAGCTGATGAAGAAGCCATTTCTTTGAAGTTGACATGTGACATATTAGTTTCAATATCATCTACGATGAATTTAAAAGCTTTAGCACTGTCAACAACCAAAGTAATTTCTTGGTCTGTTAGTCTAGTTTCAGTTGTATCGCTATTTCTAGTGTAATCTGACACTGAAATAACTGGTTCTTTGATTATCTTTACGGAATCTCCGAAAGATGAAATTTCACCGGCATAGTCGGTGTTAGTAATTGCTTCAATAACCGAGGCTTTCCTAAAAAAGTTCATTACCTTTTTAGAATAAACCGAAGGTAAAAAGAAACTATTGGTTTGTCCGGCAACTGAGTTTCCAAAGTTGGCGTTAGTATCCGTGCTCGGTTCAAAAAATTGAGCCATGATATTTTCTCCTATTTATAGTTAATTTAAAATTTTGCCTTGTTGCCAAGCTTCTGATATAACACTTTCATATTTATCAAATTCTTGTGGCGACATTGCATCAATTTCCTTTAATGACCAGACCTTCTCCTGATTAGGTTCTACACTAGTTGTTTTAGTGGAGACCATATCTGCAGCAGATTGTCTAGTCGGTTTAGAAGATGACTTAGCCTTTGAAGTTTCCATTCCAAAATCTTTTTTAAACAAATCAAGAGCACGTGAAGCTAAATCGGCATTGTCATTATTTTCATATACCCAAGCTTGGATAGATGAATGTTGTTCTTTTGCCCATCCATGAAAGTCATCACTGTTTCTGATATCTTCAAAATCAGGATGCCTATTTACTAACCTTTTTTCTGCATCTTGTCGTGTCAACTGATTCTCGCGTTCTTGGAGTTTACTAAGGCGTTCTTCTAGAACTTTTGCTTTAGTCTCAGATTGCATGTGAGCAACGGTTTCTACAACTTCATACACATCAGGTTATTCTGTTTTAAACTGTTCTAATTCTTCTGGAGATTTAGGAGCTTTATAGTCAGTTCTATTTTTAGTAGCTTCTTCTATTAACTCGCTTTCTCTAGATTTAAACTCGTTTAGTTTAGAATCGTAATGTTTTTTTAAATCATCGTAGCGTTTCTTGTAGTCTGCTTTCTTATAAGGAGTATCCTCAGTAGTCTTCAGTTCTTCAACATTTACACTTCCTTCAGCTTCCACTTCAGTTATGTCATTATTTTTAAAAAGCTTGTTCTTTGGCTCTTCAAAGTATACGCTATTTGATGATTCAAAAGGTTTTTTATCAACACTGTGCCAACTCTTTTTTGCGTTATAAGGGTTTGGCGTTTCTTCTTTTTGGACTTTGTTAGTCATCTTTTTTCTCCTAATTGGGGCTTTGTTTACAAGGTAGCTCTATGTCGACTAGAGGGCTTGTATTGTAAAGGTAGCCTTTCGGTTCTTATTTAATAAAGTGCCTGATACTTCAGGGTAGCTTTATTGTTATTTTAGTCTAGGGTTTGTTGATAACATACCTTTACGTATCTCATCATCTGTTATGTCAGATTCAATAGAATTTCCAAATTGGTCTTTCTTTATTTCTTCTTCCATATCAGGCATTCCACCCATAGCTAATTCTTGTCTTTCATCTGCACCAGCTTCAGCTTCTTTCATCATAGACATCAAAGTGTCTTCTCCAATTTCTTCTACAGCTTTTGCAGTAAAGACAAATTCTCCATCAGATAACCTTGCAGGTATATCATCAGAGACTCCTGTTCCCGGTCCTTCAACAGGACCATCTCCAGTAAATTCTGAGGCAGCTTCTATAACTTGGTCAAATATGACACTAAGCATATCGTTGCCTTCTAATTGTTCGTTTAAAAATTCTTGTTGTTCTTTAGAAAGAGCTTGAGATATTACAAAATCTACATAATTATCTTCCATTACTTCATCTGAATCCATTGGTTCTGGAGACATTTCCATATCTTCAGACATCATAGGCATATCATCAGCTAATAAAGAACCGCCTGTTTCATATTGCATTCTATTTTTTTTAATCATAGTACCGCCTTCCATTTTAGGAGTTCTTTTTAAAGCTTCTTCTAGCCCCGAGTAGTTTCTGTTTTCAAAAACTTCTTCTATTATCTCAGAAGCTTTATCTTTACTGTATCCTTTTTGTATTAAAGTATTGTAAGTGTCTGACATTTCACCTTCTAACATAACAGAAGCTTCTATATTCTCAGGACTCGTTGCTTGTTTTTCAAGAGATTCTAGTTGTTTATCTGTCATTTCAATATCTTTAATTGTTTGACTTTGTTTAGAAGAAGATATCTGCTCACTATTTAATTCTTTTTCTAATTTATTTCTACGGGCTATAACACGTGCTATTTTGTCTGCAATTTTACCGCCTAGACCGTATTGTTCCCTAGCTACTCCGCCTTCAGAATATAAATCATCACTGAGTAATCCTTTTTTTTTCAATTTTAAAATTCCTCTTTATTTCTATTTAATGCTTCTTTAACCTGTAGGTCCAGCTGTTCTAGGCGTACCAGAAAATTCAGCTTCCCCTGCAACCGGTACATTTCCTGTTCCGATGTTGCCACCGCCAGTGCCTGTAGCTCCAAGTTCTTGAGGTTGTTGAGGTGCTCCTTGAACGCCTCCCATTGGGGGTTGTTGACCAGCGGGTTGAGCTTCTTCGCCATTAGTTTGTCCAGCATTTTGCATTCCTATTATTTGAGCCATTACAGCAGCTTCTTCAGGGTCATTGAGTATTTCATCAGGGTCTAAATCTAAACTGTAGGCTAGTTCACTAATTAATTTAGAAATTTTAACAAACGGAGCAACAGCAGGGTTTTGAGCAGTTTGTAGAAACATTGTCAATCTTTGACTACGTACTTCTTTCTGCATTAAACTGTTTGTCCCAGTAGCTTTAACTTCTAAATCACCTTTAACATCTAGATTATCTTCTAAGAACTGCATGTTCCATTGAAAATAAGATTCTCCTAGAGGTTTTAATAAAAAATCATCAAGGTTTTTAATGACTGTTTTAATATTTAAACTAGATGCTCCCATTAACATAGACATACCTGAAGCAGTTCGTGTCATACTTTGAACTCCTGTTTGTCCGTGTGAGTAACTAGGTATTCCTGTTTGTTCATCTGCAAGTTGTCTGAACTTATCAAACATCATTAAATTTTCTTGTGAAGTATTAGGAAATTTTAATCCGTGTATAGCTTGTCCCGGCATTCCAGCTTGTCTTCTAAAGACTTTACCCGGATATATTTCCATTGATTGTCCACCGACTAAAGCAGACTCATCTACATCAAAAACTAGAGACCCAGACATTGCTAGGTTGTCAATAGCCATTCTTGCATGACCGTTCATAATTTGTTGAGAATCATCCATGTTCTCTGCTACACCAATACCAAAGAAATTATATGGGTTTCTTTCATATGGAAAAGCATGGTAAGGTATTCTATAAGGAGTAAAAGGATTAACTACAGCTCTTAATAAGTAATGCCCACATGTCCAAACATTAACTTGTACTTCATCTAAATCATCTACAGTATTAGGAAGTTCAATTCCTACTTCTCTTGCATACTCTGCATCCATTATTCCCCAGTATTCTAATATTTCAAAACTATTAGTTGCGTCTTCATCAGACCTTATATCATCTTTTAATTGATTTTCAAAATCTTTTTCTACGTAGTTTGCTCCCATCTGAATTGCATTTCTTATAGCATCTTCGTCAAAATAAGGCATGTTACGTAGTTGTCTAAGTTGACTACGATTCATCTTATGTCTATGAATAATGTATTCACATTCTTCCATATTAGTAGCATTAGGGTCAGGGTAAAAATCCCAACAGCTAACAAATTCTATACGAGGAACTCTAACTTCTAGGGGGTTATAAGTTCGAGTACCTTCTTCATCAGCTTCCCATCTGTGTAATTTTTTATTAAAATTAAAAGGTCCTTTAACAATACCTGTGCCTAGTAGTGAAGCTTCTAATAAAGCATTTCTTATTTCAGAAGAACCTTTAGACTCGTCTATTTGGTCGTGTATTAATTTTTCCATTCTTCTAGCAGCTTTCTGTGCTGGGGAAACTTCAATATGTTGAGGGTCTTGGCTGGGTCCTGCTACAAGTATACCAGCTTCCTCAGCTTTATTTTCTATACTATCTTCAAATAAACCTTTATTAAAAGTTGCTCCTGCTTTTAATACTTTATTGTCTCCTTCATATCCTACATCATAAGGATTTACATTAGTCCCTTCTCTATTACCTATGTTGTCTGGTATTGAAGTTTCAATATTAGGAGCATCGTTAGCACTATTTACATGAGAAAAAGAACTTTCACCTTCAGGTACTTTAGTTTCAGATACGCCTATAGGAAACTTACCTGTTCCAAATATAACATCAATTAATTGCCCGAAAGCAGCAAGTACTTTTGTTTTTGTAATTTTTACAAATACTCTAGACTTTTCAGATTCTCTAAATTTAAGATTTTTAGCATAAAGACCTCTATAATTTTCATAAGCCTTTAACCATCTTTTTTCATCTGTTTGTCTAGCATTTTCTGCTTGAGTGTATCTACTTTTAACAATACCTATAAGATTTCTTTGTTGGTCTTCTTCAAGAGTAAGTTTTATTCCTGCTTCTCCTTCAACTTCTTCATAGATGTTATCAGCATTTAAAAATGTATTATCGTTTTCTACCATTTTGATTAATACTCTACACCGAGTACTAATTCTAAATCACCTACTGAAAAACCGGGGGTTACATCTGTTCCTGCAAGAAATGCAAAACAATACACACTTGTAGTTCCAGCAGCAGCCTGTAATAAAA